AGGATGACCGGGCCACGGGCGGCGATCAGGCCGGTCTTGTCGGCGCCGCTGGCATCGACCGCCTCCAGCAGCACGGCGACGGCGGTCTCCGCTCCTTCGTCGCCGACCACCTCGGCCGCGGGCGACATGCGGAATTTGCCGCTCGCGGTGATCTTGCCGAGCACCGCGCCCAGCGGATAGCTGGTGCCGGCCTTCAGCGTCACCGTCTCGCGGCAGTAGCTGGCGTTGAGTTCGAACTTCAGCAGGTCGCCGAGCGTCGGCGACTGGGTCGAAACGGGCATGGCAGAAGCTCCTTACCGGCTGCCGGTGGCCGCCCGCTCGCGGGCACGCCTGATGATCGGACTGTCACCGGCAGTGGCGGGTTGCGGCGCGCTGGCGATCACGTCGGCGGCTTCCGAGCGCGCCGCCAGTTTCTCCAGGATGGTCCGGCGCAGTGCGTCCGGCTTCAGGCCTCGCCGCATCGCATCGGCCGCATCGATGGCAAGGCCGAGCCGCGCCGCCTGGGCGGCAACCGTCGCAATCTCGGAGAACTCGCCGCGCAGCCTGTCGGCGATGGCGCGCGCATCCGGGGCGGGCGCCGGTGACGGGCGATCCGGCGGCGTCGTATCGGGCGGCGCTTCAGACAAATCCGAAACGACATCCTCCAGTGAGTTCTCGGCGGTTGCATCGATCAGAGGATCGGGGCTGTTCATGGTGCGGATCCTTGCGGGTGACGGGGATTGGCGAATGGTGCTTCGGCTCGCAGGTGGCCCGGCGCGGATGCGCTTCGTCTCCAGCGCCGCCCTCAGATCGGCGACGGCCTGGGCGAGGGCGCCCACCCGATCGGCGAGGCCGGCCTTGACCGCCCGCTCGCCGCGGTAGATCGCGGCTTGCGTCGCACGGATCGCGTCGGCATGGAGGCCGCGGTTGCCGGCGACGATGGCAACCAGCGCGTCGTAGAGCCCGTCGACGTCGGCCTGGATGTCGGCCATGGCCCGCGGCGACAGCGGCTCGTGCGGATTGCCGTCGGTCTTGCGGGCGCCGGCGTGGATCAGCGTCCACTTCAGACCGGCCATGGCGTCGGCAGCGCTTTCGTCGCGGTGCATGGCGACGACGCCGATCGAGCCCACCTCGCCCGTCCGGGTGACGTAGAGCCGGTCGGCAACAGAGGCGATGGCGTAGGCTGCCGACAGCGCCGCTTCGGAAGCGACCGCCCACAGCGGCTTGCCGGAGTGCGCCTTGATGGAGCCGATCGTCTCGACCAGGTCGAGCAGCCCGCCCACCTCGCCGCCCGGCGAGTCCACCTGCAGTACGATGCCGCGCACCTCCGGATCGCCGGCGGCGGCAGTCACCGCCTCGGCGACCGCGCCATACTCGCTGGCCCCCAGCAGCGCCGTCAGCCAGTCGCTGCGGGCGACCAGTGGCCCCAGCACCGGCACGATCGCAATGCCACCTTCGGACACCGGGTCGTCCCGCGGGCGCGTCGCCTCCAACCACGACGGCAGATCGTTTAGGCTGGCAAGTGCGGTTGCGCTGGCGACCAGCGCTTCCAGGCTTGCGGGCGCGATCGCCCACGGCCGACCGGCGATCCGGCTGGCGGCGAGACTTGTCAGGTTCATGCGACTGTCAGCCGGTGGTGGAAGGTTCGACAGTGGTGTCTTCGGTGGCGGGCGAGACATCCGCTCCGGATGAGGAGGCCCCGAAGCTCAGGCCCAGCGTCCGCTCGCGCGCCTGGTCGGCGGCGATCTCGGCGTCGACCGCTTCCGCGTCGTAGCCCCGCTCGGCCAGCGCCTGCGTGCGGCTCTTCAGCCCGGCCGCGATCTGCTCGATCTCGGCCTTGGCGTCCTTCAGTGGATCGACCCAGTCCCACTTCGGCGGCAGCCAGGAGCACGCCAGATAGCCCCGGCGGTTGGCCTCGTAGCCGGGCAGGGACAGCGCGCCAGCCAGCACTGCGGTGTCCATCCAGCGCGCCCACGCCCGCCGGCACAGCTGCCAGACGATCACCGCGTGCTGGTAGGCCTCGATCCGCCGCCGGAACTCCAGCAGCGCCAGCCGGGCGTTGGAGTAGTTGGCCTTGATCATGTCGTTCGACAGATACGCGTACGGGATGCCGAGCGCGGCCGAGACCTGCAGCAGGGTGCGATACTGGAACGGCTCGTAGGTGGCCCCCGAGTCCGCCGGATCGGAGGTCTGCACCTGCTCGCCCGGCTCCAGCATGACGATCTGTCCCGGCTGCAAGTCCATCGTCCGCTCGCCATCCTCACCGGTGCGTTCGGCGACATCGAACGGCTCGGCCGGCGCCGGGGTGGTGATGAACAGCGCATGCATCGCCGCCACCTTCTTGCGGTCGAGCTCGGCGTCGTCGTACTGGTCGAGCAGGAACAGCTTGACGATGGCCGGCGCGAACTTCGAGACGCCGCGCAGCTGTCCCGCGTCCACCGGATCGATGACGTGGATGATCTCGGACGCCGGAATGCGCACCGTCTCGCCCGCGAGGCCGGGGTCGGTCCCGTCGCCCGGATGCCGGCGCAGGAAGTGATACGCCAGCCGCCGGCCGATGCGGTCGAACTCGATGCCCTGGCGGATGACGGTGCCGCTTGGGCCAACCTCGTTGCGGGACAGCGGCAGCATCTCCGAGGGCAGCATCTGCAGTTGCAGCGGCACGGTCAGTCCGTCCTCCGCCCGGCGCGGCCGGAAGCGGAAGAACACCTCACCAGCGATGAACACCTCGCGGGCGGCGCGGCGCTGCAGGCCGTAGAAGTCGGTCACTCCGTCGGCGTCAGCATCGTCGGTCCAATCCAGCCACAGCTTCTGCACCAAGGCCTTCAGCCCGGCATCGGCAATCAGCGACGACGGCTTGATGCCGGCGCCTACAACGTTGCCGGCCCAGCTCTCGATGGCGTTCGTGGCGTAGCCATTGTTGCGGATCAGCCAGCGGGCCCGGGAGGTGATGTCGGCGCCGGATGCTGCGATCAGCGTGTTCAGGTGCGCCCGGCTGGGCTGAAAGCCCTTCAGCCGCCGGTTGCCGAGCCCCGCCTCGAAGCCGCCGATGAAGGCGCCGACGCGCCGCCGCCAGTGTGCGAGCATGCCCGGCATCAGAGCCCCTTGCTCGCGGAGGTCAGGATCCGCCGCCGCGGCGTGCCGGTCTCGGCGATCGCGATCCGCTTCTCCAGATCGGCGAGCGCCGCCGCCATCTCGGCGTCGGTGGCGTACGTGATGCGCTTGCCGTCGTACTCGACGGTGCGGACACCGCGATAACGCGCGGCGAGCAGCGCGTCGCGTTGCGCGGTCATCTCTTCGAGGGTCATCGATCAGCTCAGGTAGCTTGAACGGAACACGCGCCGGCCTCGCCGCGGCGGTGCCGTCAGCCGGCCTGCCGTAGGCTGGGCGTCGTCCTGGGCGGTCGCCTCCGTCGCCGCAATCTCTTCCGAATTCGCCGGAGAGACCTGCGCTTCGAGCTCCCGCCACTTGCGCTCCGGCCAGCGATCGGCGCCGGCGATCCAGGCGGCGGCCCGCGCGTACACCCGGCAGTCGAGCGCCTCGTTGCGCTCGCGCAGCTTCTGCCACTCGAGGCGGGTAAAGCCGCGCCGGGTCTTGACGGTGACCAGCTGCTCGGAGGCGAGCTGCCTGGTCCATTCCGCATCGACGCCACGCGGCAGGTGGATGTAGCCCGCGGGATGCCCTCCGCCCTCGTCCTCTTCGGTCGGCGCCGCCAGCCGCAGGAACCGGTACGTCTCGCTCTTGAACGTGGCGACGGCGACCGTCCACAGCCGCGCACCGCGCTTGATCTTCACCCCGCCTTCGGTGGCATCGACATGCGTCGGTCCGGAGACCGGTGCAGAGCGGTTGAACCCCTCGACGCCCTTGATCGGCAGCACCTGGCCCCAGCCCTGCCGGCGCGACCAGGCGTAGACGGCGGGCGCCTCGTAGCCGCTGTCGATACCGAGCCGCGCCAGGCCCAGCCGGACACCCGAGACGTGCGGCCAGGTCTCGCCGAGCAGGGCGGAGACCTGCGCCCAGGTCGCAGCATCGCCGGGACCGCCTTCGAGCACCAGGTGATCGATGAGCCAGCTCTCCATGCCACGGCCCCAGGCCCACACCGAGACCTCGATCCGGTCCTTCTGCACGTCGGCTCCGGCGGTGAGGAACAGCCCGCCCGCGGGCACCGTGCCGCGCGCGAAGTCCTCGCGCCGCTCGTAGAGCCGCTGCCAGTCCGGCGCTTCGCCGGTCTCGGCCCAGGTCTCGCCCAGCACGGTGTTGACGAAGCTGCGCTTCGCCTCGTCCGAGCCCTGCGCCGCCTCCCACTCGCGGGCGATCCGTTCCCAGGAGAGCCAGCCGACCGGGCTGTACAGGCTGGAGAGGTGAAAGCCGATGGAGAGTGGATCGGCCGGCGTCGCCATCGGCCGCCACTCGCCCTCGGCTAGCATTCTTGTCTTGTGGTGCTCGGCGATCGGCATCTCGCAGCCCTCGCAGACGTGGGCCGCCGTCTCCGGCCGGCCCTTCTGCCAGCGCAACCGCTCGAACACCAGGAACTGCCGGCACTCACAGTGCGGGCACGGCACGAAGAAGCGGCGCTGGTCCGACGCCTCGTATTCCCGCTCGATCCGCGACAGCCCCTTGATCGTCGGCGTCGAGGCGAGGAACACCTTGCGCCGCCAGGAGAACGTGCGCGTCCGCGCTTCCGCCAGCGCCACGGGATCGCCCTCATCGTCCGCCGACGGCGGATAGGCGTCGACCTCGTCGAGAAACAAATAGCGCACCGGCATCGAGCGCAGGCCGACCGCGGAGTTGGCGCCGGTCATCACCAGGATGCCGCCCGGGAACTCCTTCGACAGCTGGGTGTTGGCCGCGTCGCGCGAGCGCGCCGGCGCCACCTTCTCGCGCAGAGCCGGGCTTTCCTCGATCAGCGGATCGACGCGCTGCTGCGAGAACCGCTTCGCCAACTCGACCGTCGGCTGCACCGCCAGCATCGGCCCCGGCGCGTGGTGGATGACGTAGCCGATCCAGTTGCAGCCGCTCTCGCTGGCGCCGAGCTGGCTGCCTTTCATGAACACCACCCGCTGCGCCGGATGGCGGGGGCTGAGCGCGTCCATCAGCTCCTGCAGGTACGGCGTTCGGCTGGTCCGCCACGGCCCGGCTTCGTTGGCGCCGCGCGGGCTCAGTACCCGATGGCGATCGGCCCAAGCCGAGACGGTAAAATCGGGGTCGGGAATGAGACCCTCGCGCCAAGCGCGCAGCAGGTCATCGGCGCCGTCAAATGAGAGGTCGATGCTCTCACCGGAACTCGGTCCGGAGTTCAGCCAGCTCGCCCAGGTGCTGCCGGACATGGGCCTCCAGAACCGTTTGCGTGGCGTGTGCGCCGATGCCGAGATCGGCCGCCATCATCGCCGCCACCCGTGCCGGCCAGCCGGCCCAGGCGTCGCGCTCCTGCCGAGCGAGGCGAAACACCAGTGCCGTGGCGCGAGCGCGGTCGACCAGCTCACCGCGAAGTTTCTGCAGGCGCATCTTTCGTTCCTGCGCCTTCAGCACCTCGTTGGCAGTGCGCGCCTGCAGGTACGTCATGCTGCCGGCCGCCGCCGGCGCCGGCAGTCCCTGCTCGCGCAGCGTCTCCGCCACCGCACCGACGGCCGCTTCCGGCACCGGACGCAGCGATGCCTGCCGGCCGCGCTGCATCGACGGATCGGTCGCCTGCGCCCGGCGCGCATCGGATGCGGTGGCATCGATCGAGCCGTCGGCGTGCAGCACCAGCCGGCCCGACGCGCGCGCCTTCTGCACCGCGCCGCGCGAGACGCCGGCGTGCGCCGCGTAGTCGCGCTCGCTCATGCCGGCGCGTCCTCGGTAGAGGGGTCGTTGCGGCCCGGTCATCACTCCTCGCGGCGATCAAAAGATGATCCAGTGACGTTCGACAAAGCCATTCAATAACAATCGATTAGAGTGGATGTATCGGCCTGCTTACGCCTTCATGTGCTGGTCGCAACCTCTGCGGATACTCATGCGACGCAATCGGCCCCGACCGGCATTGCCGGCGGGGCGGGGGTGGTAGCAGCGTCGCGATCGTCGCGACGCCGGACTCCAGAGAGGACGCCACCGATGACCGTCGACTATCCCTTCACCCTCGCCCAGCTCGCCCAGATCCTGAGCGCGCTGGAGAACGAGCGCCGCAACCCCAACACCAAGCGCAACGCCATCAAGGCAATCGAGCGCAACGCCGCGCAGATCGGCCTTTCCGCCGAGGACGTCTTCGATGCCGCTGACGGCCTGCTCAGCGGCCGGCTGAGCGCCACCGAGTTCCGCGCCGCCCTTCGGGACGAAGGCGGCGGGCCTGTCAGTTTGGTGACCGAGGCCGCGGCCGAACCGCAGCCGCGCGGCGGCGCCGGTGAGCCGGCGGAAGCGTGCATCATGCCCGACGCGGGCCCGCTGGCGGTAACCGACAGCGCCGCGGGCGGCGCGGGCGACCACGCCGCGACCGACATCGCCGAGGCGACCGAAGGCGCGCCGGCGGCCGCAACGGCCGCGGTGACAGCCAACCCGGAAACCAGCGGAACGTGGGTCGGCTCGTGCCGGAACGGGACGCTCAGCGTCAAGGAGCAGCTGCTCGCCGCCTGCCAGGCTGCCGAGAACTGGCTGCAGGCGGAATGCGAGCGGCCCGGCGAAGCCCGGCCGGACGAGATCCTGCGCGTGCTGCGCGCCGCCATCACGCGGGCGGAAGGCCAGCCGCGCCCGCCGCGCCCGGCACATGACCCTCACCGGCAGCGTCCGCCGCGCGAGGGCAGCAAGGAGTCGCAGGTGATCGCGCTGCTGCGCCGGCCGGAGGGTGCGACACTGGCACAGATCGGCGAGATCACCGGATGGCAGACGCACACCATCCGCGGGTTCTTCGCCGCCGCGCTGAAGAAGCGCCACGGCCTCGCCGTCACTTCGGAAAAGCCGGCGGGCGGTGAACGCAGCTACCGGCTGGCCGAGTGACGGAGTCGACGATGCCGAAGCCCACCCTGCAGCAGCGGCTGGTCGACGCGCTGATCGCCACCGGCCGCGGCACGGTCGTCCCGAGCCGGAGCCGCAAATATGTGACGCTGAAGCGGCCGGACGGATCGTTCTTCTACGTAGGCCCGGCTGGAGCGCTACGCTTCGGCAAAACCGTCACCGGCAGCGTGGCGGCCCCCGAGGACTTCAAGCGGCGGCTGCTTGAGGAAACGAACCCATAGAACTTCAGAACGGACGGTGCCGCCGGACTTCGTGTCCGGCGGCGATCGCTCCTGCGTCGCGCGCGCGGATCGCTTCGAACACCCTTCGAAGCGTATACGAGCGGGCGATCGACGCGAGTGTAAACAGGCCGCCGATTGCGAGGTTGTCTCCGAGGCTCACCTGCAGCCCGAACAGCGGGAAGACGATGAACTGCGTCAGCAGCGCAACGAGAAAGCCGACGGCGACATTGGCGATCGCCTCGACCAGCGACATCCGCCGCGATTGTTTGCCTGCCGCGTCCGCTTGCGCGCTCATGCCGCACGCGGCAGCCGCTCGCCGGCGATCTCGTCGAAGCTGCGGCCGTCGCCGTCGAGCGTGGCCAACTTGCCGCTCGCCGTCTGCCAGCGTCGCACCGCGACATCGACGTATTGCGGGCTGATCTCGATGGCGTAGACCCGCCGCCCCGTAGTCTCGCCGGCGATGATCTGCGAGCCCGAACCGCTGAACGGCTCGTAGCAGACCTCGCCCGGACGCGTGTGCTGGCGCATCGGAATGGCGAACACCTCGATCGGCTTCGACGTCGGGTGCTCGGTCTTCTCGCCGACCTTGACGGTCGGCAGGGTCCACACCGTGCTCGGATAGTCGTCCGAGACCCGGGGTGGCTTGTTGCCCTTCAGCCAGCCAAAGAAGCACGGCTCGTGCTGCCAGAGGTAGAACGAGCGCGTCAGGATGCCGCGGTCCTTCGCCCAGATGATTTGCTGGTGAACGAAGGCACCGGACTTCTCCCACACGCCCTCGACCATCGCCTGCCTGCGGCTGGCGTGCCAGCAGTACCAGCCGGCGTTGGGCAGGATGGCATGCTCGATGGCGGCCTTGATAAAGCCCTGGTATAGTTCTGGGCCCTGGCTGGAGTCGTCCCAGGTAATGCCGTAGCTGTTGCCCCAATCCTTGTTCTTGTCGGCGGCGCCCTGCTTCGACGGATGATTGGTACCGTCGTAGTCGACGAGATAAGGAGGATCCGTGGCAAATAGGATCGCCTTCTCGCCGTTCATCACCCGGACGACATCGTCGGCCTTCGTCGAGTCACCGCACAGCAGCCGGTGCTCGCCGAGCAGCCACAGATCGCCCGGGCGCGACACCGGGTTGAGCGGCGGCTCGGGGATGACGTCTTCGCCCGCAAGGCCATCGCCGTCGTCGAGCGGCGCCAGCAGCCGGTCCAGGTCCTCGCCCTCGAAGCCGGTCAAGTCCAGGTCGAAGCCGGCCTCGTTCAGCGCGTGCAGTTCGGCGGCGAGCAGATCGTCATCCCAGCCGGAAAGCTCGGACAGCCGGTTGTCGGCGATACGGTAAGCGCGCACCTGCTCGGGCGTCAGGTGTGACAGCCGGATGATCGGCACGTCGTTCATCCCGAGGTGCTGCGCCGCCAGCAGCCGGCCGTGGCCGGCGACAATCTCGCCGTCGTCGCTCACCATCACCGGCGCCGTCCAGCCGTACTCGATCAGCGACGCCGCGATCTTGGCAATCTGATCGTCGGAGTGGGTGCGCGCGTTCTTCGCGTAGGGCTTCAGGCGCGCGACGGGCCACTGCTCGATCTGCTCGGGCAGGAAAGGGAGCGAGGTCATGCTGATTGCACTTGGTCCAAAAAAATCGCCGCGAGGAGCGGCGAGATGAGCGGCTGGGAGGAAGCCGCTTGGGAGGAAGGTCTGGATCCGGCGGAAGCCAGGCGATCCAGCGCTAACTTTCTGCAATGACGAAACGAATAAGCGCCGCTGGATTGGCTTCAGCCTGGACTGGCTTCCCCGATTCCGCGGCTGACGCTATCGAACTTGCGGGCCACGCCCACCAGCATAGGTTGTGTTCCGCGAAGGAACCAATTAGCTACGCCGCATCTCGCCCGGCCTCTCGTCTCGAAGCGCCCGCCCGACCGGCGGGCTACTTCAGTGACAATTCAAACTGTAAGAACACCATACATGTTGTGAGTTCTCGTGTCAACAGGTCAATATGTTGTGCGCAAGAGTGCGCACAAACCTGCGGTATTTTGCCAGAACACCCATCGCTGCGATGAGAATGCCCTGACGGCGTGACCGAGCAATGGCTCGACCAAGCCCGGCCCCCGGAAATAGTTGATTTTGTCGACGACGTATTTGTCGCTGAACGCCATTCGGCTCTCGGGATCGGTTGTCAAATTGAGGTTCACATTCGAGCGAGGCCCGTATGCCCGATGCACGATCAATCCCTTCGGTGCCTCTGCATATCTGCCATGCATAAATGAGATAGCACCGCGGTTGAGGTAAGGATCGTTAAGGTAGATAATGTTCGGTTGATAGTTGCGGAATTGTTAAGTGCTTATGCCCATGTCGGTTCGCCACGCGGCCGACAAGCGGAATGCACATCTTAGGAAAGGGGGAACAGCAATGAAAACAGCGTTCGCTCTTGGGGGTTTGGGTGGAAACAATGCCCACACCGCCGGCTTCCTCGCGGCAGCAAACGAGATGAAAGTCATTCCCGACGTTATCAGTTGCACTAGTGGCCCGATCTTCTGGGTCTGCGAATACCTGAAAGGGCACGATCTCAACCAGTACTGCACCAAAATGCCGCGCGATCGCAATAAAATGCAGCGGCTTTTTGATCCCGCGCATTGGGAGCAAGTTTTGGAAGTAATGCGGCCGGCGACCCCGGAGTACTGGCTACGATGGATGAAACCGTGGCAGCCGCTTGATCCAAAAGAATGGTTCGACCGAATGTTGCCAGCCCAGATTTTAACGGAGTCCCATGACGACGAGTGGTTTAATGACCTCGCCGAAACCCTTAACAAAGCTGAGATAGACGGTAAGAAGATCGGTATCGTCTTCAACACATTTGAGCCGGAAACGGCGACAGAGTACCTGCATGCAAACGCTACGGCGCTTTACCATCTTGGTAAGCACGTTGGCGACAAGGGCCATGGCGGAGTCGAATTCGCAGCTATTGATGGCTGCGCAGTAAAAGACTCGTTACGTCTTTACTGGTATGGCTTTGAAGGCGCAACCAGGATAGACGGCGCCTATCATCGGCAGATTATCCTGCGAGATCTCCACAACTTCGAGCGAATCTATGCCGTACGGCCGCAAAACCAGCGGTGGCTTGGTGGGTTGCCAAAGAACTCGTTCGAAGTCTGCGACATGATTTTCGAGTTGTGGTTCAACAGCAGCTACGCTGGCGAAATCGCTATGCTGAACGCTGTCAGTGATCTCGTCAGGGAAAATGTCCTTCCAAAAGCGCGTTTTGTCGATATCGACATCGTTGAGGTATCGATCCTGCGCAATCGCGGGTTCATCGAATACTGCGTCGAGACTGCCGACGTGTTTGAGACCGCCCGTGAGCAGACTAGGCTCATTCTACAGGAAAAGGCGCGGCAAGACGCGGCGATGGTCAAGCAAGCAGCGCCCGTGCTGGTGGCAGCGCCCGAGGTCGTGCTTCCCGCCGCGCTGCTCGACCAGCCTGCTGCCGGGCAGACGCCACCCGTGCCGACAAACACCATCGAACCGGACTCATTCCATAAACATTGAACAGCCTGATATCAGCTGGCGGACCCGCGACCGGTGCTCCGCCAGCCGGGCACGTAGGTGCGGCGCAACCACTGCGGACACAGAGCTTGACACCAGAGTGGCCGCTTCCGCGAATATTGCAGTCACCAACCGGAGGTTGGCCCTCCGCGTGCAGCGTAACCATAATGCCGCGCCAGAACACCCAGTGCTGCGATGAGAATGCCCTGCGCCTGCTTCTCGTTGACCGGCCGGCCACCCCAGCCTTGCCGCATCGCCCACTCGCGCACCGAGCGCTGCAGCCCGACGACGTGCCAGACGCAGCCGCCAGCCGGGCTGCCGAGCCCGCCGAGGGCGTTCACTGCCGCGTCGACGCGCCGCCTCGCATCGATCTGCGTCTCCGTCAACTCGGCGCGGTTGCCCTTTGACGGATCGCGATTGAAGCGCATGCAGACGAGTGTGTCGTAGCGAGCGATGGTGAACTGCGCCTGGAAGTCGCGCGCCGCGTCGTGCATCTCGCGGGAGATGGTGCCCGAGCGCAGCATGATGCCGAGCGTGTCGACGGTTCGATGGTGCACGACCGGCCGTCCGTCCGGATCAGCCTCGTACACCGGCTCAAGCATGTCGTCCTGCCGCCGGATGACAGGCAGCCCGGCGACCGCACGTCCCGCTGCGCTTTTCCGTTTCTGCCGCTTCATCACGCCACCTCCCGCCGGCCGTAGAGACGCGTCGCCTCATTGACCAGCGCTTGCCGCGTCCAGGCGTCGCGGATGTCCGCCGGCCGGATTACGACGATCCCCTGCTTCCGCCACGCCGCCCGGCGCATGGCGAACAGCTCCTGCTCCGTCGGCGCGGCTTCGGGAAGGTGCCGCTCCAGGGAGCCGCGCACCGTGCTACGCACGGGCGACCTCACTCAGGATGGCGGCATAGCCGGCGACGTCGACGATGCTGTCGAGATGCGACGGGTCGCGCGTGAGCCGGGCAAGCTTCAGATCGATGAGGCAAAGAGCCACCTGCGCCGGTGTCACCGCGACACCCAGCACCAACGACCAGCGTCGAGCGATATGCGCGAACAGCTCCTGCGGCGGCCCGTAGATGCCTTCGCGGTGCTCGATCACGCC